TAACTACTTCAAAGAGTAGCCTCGCACCTAATGATGCTCCAATCTTGACCTGCCTTATGGATGATAATATTGATTACTTGGGTCTAATAGTATTACTATACTAAATAAAACCCAAAAGACGAATACACACGCTATTGCTGAACCCAATATAATAACTGCATCCTTTATCATTGCTTTATCAGTCTTCATAGCACATATCCATCCTTTCGACTATTCGCATTAATAAACCATATGTTCGTTTAGCGTTGTTAAAATTATACTCACAAGACTCCAATGTAACTGTTTCAAGTTCATTACGAAGGTAACGAAAGTTCTCTAGTGTCTTATCTATCTTTGCTAAAGTATCTGATTTAGTGTACACATAGTTGTCTTGTTCTACTGATTGTATGTTATTGCCCATGTTCATAATATTCTCCTCTTATTATAGTATGGTGATTGTTTATGTTTATGTAAGCCTTTTAACGACTTGCTTAGGTCTGTACTTCTTCTAGTTATCACGAATATACTCCTCCTTATTCGCTTTATACTGTGTGAAAATAAAAAAATACTGAGCCAACTTGTTGGCACAAATAGAAAAATCAATGGGGGAAAGGTAATCTCTCCCCCAAATCAAATCGCTAATGGACTTACCCTTCACTCGCTTGAGCAAAGGTCTTCTTCAGGCTGTCCATCTCGCCCGCCAACTCAGTGGCTTCTGCTACCATCGCATCGATGTGTTCAGGTGTCCAAAACTGGATTGCACCCAAATCGCCGTTGTTCTTTACAAAACAAATGGCTTTCACTTCGGTACCAGTGGCTAGAGTTTTAGTCTCATCTGCGACTTTAATCTTTAGCACACTAATACGACCGTTGATGTTCATAGCAACTTCTTGAATTGAATAGTTCATACTATCCTCCTAAGTTTAATTAATGGATTCTAACTAAAAACCGAATTACGATAATCCGTCTTTGGGGGTACTTGGGATGAATATATGTACATATCATTTTGCTTAATTTTTTCTCATTATAACATGGGCATTTTAATACTTGCAGGTATATTGACATCTGTGTTAGTTTCGAGGGTGAGTGGGTGGGATTAATAAATATATATAAGGTGTAAAAAAATGATAGAATTAATGTTACTACTAGTACTTGTCTTGGTGTTCTACAATAGTAAGTTGTGGCAGAGAGGCGAGTGGGAAGTAAATAAGACAAAGTTTAACATCTGGTTTAAAAACAAAAGGAAATAATATGGGCGACTATATGACAAGTAAAGACCTAGACCGAGGAGAGGCTAGGACAGGTGTTGCTAGACAACAAGAGGAAGCAAGGAATCGTGAAATCGAGATGGCTCAAAGGTTAGAAGCCGAAGAAAGAGCGTTAGAAAAGGCGATTCTAAAGGATTGGAAGCGTCAGCAGAGTGCTAAATCTAAAAAGAAGTCTAGTGGCAAATCGAAAAAATGACGAGGTAATCGAAAAGTTAGCAAATCAGCCACTCGAAGTTATGGAGAAAGTTTTGGCTAATGCTTCTAGAGAATTATACCCTATCGAGATAGATGGTATTGTTTATCATATTCCTAAACCCGTTAGCGACCTGATTGATGCAATTTCAATTCAGGCAGGTTTAGACGACCCACCAAAAAAGCGTGAAAAAACGAGCAATTAAAGGTGTTAATCACCTAGTATTTACAGACCTAAAAGAGTATCATTCTCATTTTGGGAAACAAGCCAAGACTCCTGTTAAGAATTGGAGAGAGGCAAAAGAAAAAGATTGGGTAATAGCAGATGATGGTGGTATAATCCAGTTATTGAAAGTGTCTAATAATATTACACATCCTAATGATAGACCTAATTATAAATTATCAAAAGGGTGGTGTAGAACGGTAGTAGGCACTTTTTTAATTAAAGATAAGACCTTTATGGATACAGACTTTGAGCAACATCCTAATAGGTACACATTCTCAAAAACAATTAAGAACACCAATAGTAGAGTATATAAAAGGGAAAAGGCGACTAAGAAAGAAAAAGAGTTTGCCACTCATATAGTGACTGGGCAATCAGCCGTAGAGTCTTATATGAAATCTTTTAAAGAAGAAGACGAAGGCAAAGCAACAAAGAAAGCCGCTATACTATTAAAACAAAGGAGAATTATGAGCGAAATAGAAGCGAGTGCCTTAGAGGTCGCAAAAGAATTAGGTATAGACCATAGATATATATTAAGGTCTTTAAAATGCTTGGCTGAAAACGCAGGTGATGATAATATACAATTACAAGCCATAAAAGAACTAGGCAAGGCGGTTGGTACGCTTGGTCAAACTAAAAAAGTTGAGACTGGAGTAGTCGGACTCTTTCAAGGATTCTCACAAGAGCAATTAGAAGGAGCGTCTAGACCCGTTTTAGCAGAAAAAACCGAGGTTAAATAATGGCAGTAGATGATTTTACTAAAACTGATGATGGAGCGTTAATCGCCTGTCCTCATTGTGGAGGGAGAAGTTTAAGAAAAGATGGTTGGAATTATTACAAGGAGAGCAAAAAGCAAATGTGGTATTGCTACTCTTGTTATAGGAAGACCCTTAAACCTGATATAATAGAAGAATCCCCTTTTGTAGTAGAAGAGCGTGACCCTGAATCTATACCAATAGATGAATTAATAGCGTTCAGACAAAAACAATATAAGCAAAAAGCCAAGTCGAAAGACAATAGGATGCTTACTAATATTGATATAAAACAATCTGGTCCAATAGGGATTGCACATTTTGGCGACCCTCATGTTGATGATGATGGTACAGATTTGGCTCAAATACTACATTATGTAGATGTCTTGAATGATACTGATGGTATGTTTTGTGGCAATCTTGGTGATATACAAAATAATTGGATAGGTAGATTACAAGCGTTGTATGGACAACAATCCACATCGGCTAGAGAGTCTTGGAAACTTACTGAATATTTTGTAAGTAAGGTTCAATGGTTGTATCTAGTTGCAGGTAATCACGATGTATGGAGTGGAGATGGTGACCCATTAGAATTTATGATGCGTGACCATAAAGGTTTATATGAAAGATTCGGAGCAAGGATGAACCTTCGCTTTCCTAATGGTAAGGAGATTAGAATAAATGCAAGACACACTTTTAAGGGTAATAGTATATGGAATACTGCTCACGGCGTTGCTCGTGCCGCTCAAACTGGTTGGAAAGACCATATCCTTACTTGTGGGCATACTCATGTTAGTGGCTATCAGGTTTTAAAAGACCCTGCGACAGGATTAATTAGTCACGCTTTGCAAGTTGCATCCTTTAAAATATATGATAGTTATGCAGATAAACTAGGTTTAGATGATAAGAATATATTTAATTGCCCTGTAACAATCATAGACCCTAGATTTGAAGACTACGATAACAGGTTAATAACAACAATATTTAACCCAATCGTGGCATCTAAATATTTAACTTTCTTGAGGGAAGAATGGAAACAAGAACAAACTATGAAGAAGAAGGACTCGAAGAAGAGTTCACCGAAAGCATAGCAAAACAATATAACAGGAGAAGTAAAATGGCTACAAAAAGAAAACCCGCAGCACCTTCCGCTGCACCTAAAAATGGCGTTAAAGCATCTAAGATAAATAAACAAACAATGATAGACGCTATTGTTAATCTTGAAGAGCAAATGTCAAGTCTAATGAAATCATTTTTATTAACTGATGATGCTCTTAGACAATACATAACTTGGAAAGGCGATGCTGACGAATTTCAAGCACATATGAATAAGTTGCTTTTAGAAAGAGTAGAGATGGAAAAAGAGCAAAAAGAAAAAACAGACCCTAACGAAATTCTCTTACCTAATGAACTTAATCCAGAACCAAAGTAAAGCAGATGAGGCTCTATTACTAGCATCTCAAGATGTAATTGCTTTTGGTAAGTTATTCTTACCTGATGATTATTTAAGGAGTGAGACTCCACCCTTCCACTACGAAGTGGCTGATACCATTGATGATAGAGATGTAAGACAATCTGCTATTATTCTACCTCGTGGTCACGGAAAGACTATATTAACAAAGGCTTCTATATTGAAAGATTTTGTTTTTTGTCCTCCTGACGATATGTTGTTCTATGCTTGGGTTTCAGCCACTCAAAAATTAGCAGTTGGTAATATGGATTACATAAAATACCATTTAGAGAATAATGAAAAGATTCAGTATTTCTTTGGTTCTCAAAAAGGAAGAAAATGGACAGAGGAAGACATTGAGTTACAAAATGGTTGTAAACTTATTAGTAAATCAAATGTTACGGGAATTAGAGGTGGTGCAAAACTACACAAAAGATATGATTTAATAATATTGGATGATTTTGAACATGAAGAAAATACGCTTACGAGGGAATCAAGAGATAAAAATGCTAATCTTGTTACGGCAGTTGTATACCCTGCTCTTGAACCTGAGACTGGTAGGATACGGGTTAATGGTACTCCTGTCCATTATGATAGTTTTATTAATAACCTTTTAATTAATAATGCAAAGGCTAAAAAAGATAATAAAGAATTTGCGTGGAAAGTTATTACGCACAAAGCAATAGACGATAATGGAAATTTCCTTTGGTCAAGTTTCTTTACTCCTCAGATTATGGAACAGAAGAAGAAGTTCTACTATGATAGTGGGCAGCCTTCTAAGTTCTATCAAGAGTATTTTATGCAGGTACAATCTGAAGAAGATGCTATTTGGGGACAAAAGGACATAAGGACATATGAAGGGTACACTAAACTTGATGAAGATAGTAAAATATTATATTTACATTTAAAAAATGAAGAGCCTATCCCTGTAAATACATTTATTGGATGCGACCCTGCGACTGATATTGATACAAAAACATCAGACTATTCAGTCATTATGGTAATTGCAGTAGATGTAAATAGGAATGTTTATTGTTTAGAATATGAAAGACATAGAGCAATTCCAACTCTAGGTAGTAAATACGATGGGGCATTAGATATAAAAAAGAAGGGTGTGGTTGATTATATATTGGAACTTTATCAAAAGTATCATTGTACATCTGCTACTGTTGAGGATGTCGCTATGAACCGAAGCGTGTTTCAATCATTGAATGAAGAACGAAAAAGACTAAATAAGTTCGAAATAGCAGTGATTCCACAAAAACCGGGAGGTCATCAGAAGCGAAACAGGATTTATTCAGGCTTAAATGGAAGATTTTCGATGGGTTTAGTATATATACGGGATAATATGTTTGATTTAAGTAATGAAATTGTTACATTCGGGGCAAAGATGGCACATGATGATACAATAGAAGCACTGTATTATGCCTGTCTTAATTCATTCCCCCCTGATTTTAAACAACAGAAAAACCAAGATGGTAAAAGGGAATGGTATAAACCTAGAAGAAAAGCAAAATCTTGGATTGTTAATTAAGGAGATAAATATGCCTTATGGAAAAGGAACTTACGGAAGCAAAGTCGGAAGACCAAAAAAAGTCAAAAAAGCAAAACCAAAAAGCAAAAAGCGTAAAAAAAAATAAAGACGCTTGGAACACCACGCTGAAACCAATACTTATCCATTTTAAAAAGGATAGTACTGATGTTTCGTGGGAAAGGATAAAATTTTATGCCTAAACCTTATAGATTTGGAAGGAAAAGCAGAGAGCGTCTTAAAGGCGTTGATACAAGATTAGTAAATGTTCTGAATGAACTTATTAAGATTATGGATGTTACTATTATTGAGGGACTCCGTTCAGCAGAGCGACAAGAAGAGTTACTCCAAAAAGGAGCGACTAAAGTAAAGTACAGTAAACATATGGAAGGAAAAGCCGTTGATTTAGCACCATATCCTATTGATTGGGAAAATAGAGATGGCTTTCATTATATGGGTGGAATGATTCGAGGTATTGCCAAACAACTTAATGTACCTGTTCGCTGGGGCGGGGACTGGGATAGTGATGGTGATGTAAAAGACAATGGCTTCGATGATTTAGTTCATATAGAGATAAAGGGATAAAATGAAGAAGAGAAAAAAATTGAGAGCAACAAACAAAATAGAGCCGAGTCGCCCATCTGGTACAACATTATCTGCACGAGCAGGCATGGGATTACCGAGTGGCGACGGGAAGAATAAGAGCGTTTGGCAAAGTTTCGTTGATGCTAGTGGTTTTTCTAAGCGTCATCCTCAACCAATGAAAAAGAAGAGGAAGAAATAATGCCGAAACTAAGTAATAAAAAGAAAGCCGAAACTGTCTACCAGTTGTTCCAAAAGTCGAGTGGAACTTGGCGTTCTAAATGGGAGGCTCAGGCTCAAAAATGTTATGATTTTTACCATAACGACCAACTATCTGCTGAAGAATTAAGGACTCTTGAAGAATCAGGGATGCCAACATTTACTATTAATAGGATAACTCCTGTAATAGAAATGATGAAATATTTCTCTACTTCAAAAACTCCTAGATGGCAAGCAGTTGCCGCTGAAGGTAGTGATACCGATGTAGCATCAGTACACGCAGATATTGCTGAATATTGTTGGCATTTATCAAATGGAGATTCTATATACTCTTCAGTTATTCAAGACGCTTTAGTTAAAGGCGTTGGTTGGTTTCAAATAGATGTAGACCCTGATTTAGATAAGGGAATGGGTGAAGTTGTTTATAAAAGATTAGAGCCATTTGATGTTTATGTAGACCCTATGGCTAGAGACTTTTTAATGAGAGATGCCGCTTACATAATAATTAAAAAAGATTTAAGTAAAACTCAATTAATGCAATTATATCCTGAGAGTAAATTAAAAATTAAGAAGGCTACATCTAGTGCAAATAATTCTAATGGTATGTTTATGACCGATAGAGACACTATGGCTTCAGATAGTATACAACCTAATGATGTTGGATATGATGCTTATGACCCTGAGACTTCAGAGTTAGATGATGTAATTGATATATATGAAACTTATTCTAAAGAAAAATATGTTCTATATAATGTATTCTTACAAATACCTGCTAATGTAAAAGACATCAGAGAGATGAAAGCAAATATGCTAAAGCAGATAGATGATAGAAAGATGGAACTTCAAGTTTCTTA